CGGTCGTCGCCGGCTTTACGATCACCGCGCCCGGCTTTGTGCCGCCGCACGCGGGACTCTCCTTCGCGGGCGGCTACGTCGAATGGGATTCGGGCGATGGGTATCTCGAGCGGCGCACGATCGACTCGGTCGCCGGGACAACACTCACGCTCGCCTATGGGTCGCCGGATCTCGTCGTCGGCCTCCTCCTCGACGCCTTCCCGGGATGCGATCACACGTCGGCGACGTGCGGATGTTTTCAGTTAGGGGCGGTGGCGGAGGGCGCACAACCCGGGAACATTTTGAATTACGGCGGCGCGCTTTACGTGCCGCTCAAAAATCCGATGGACGGGACACCGATTTACTAACACGGAGAAAACCTATGTGGATTCAACTCGCGATCATGGTCGTCGCGGCGATCTTGGCCTATGCGCTCACGCCAAAACCGCAACCGCCGGAGGCCGCAACGCTCGATGATGTCAACATCCCGACGACCGAGATCGGCTTACCCGTCGGCGTCATTTTCGGCGAAGTGTGGATCGATGACTCGCATATCCTCTGGTACGGGGACCTCTCGAATACGCCGATTTACGCCTCCGGCGGGAAGTGAGCAAGGGGGAGGTACGGGTGTACATGCGCCACATTCGCGCGCTCGGGCTGTGCTCGGCCGGGGCGCGCGCGTGGGCGGTGCTGCATGGCTTTGACATGCTCGATTTCATCCGCCACGGCACGCCCGCCGAGCGGCTCGAGGCGACGGGGGACCTCTACGCCTTGAGAGTCTGCGCGCTTGCGCGCGCCGAGGCGGATCGTGGGTAAGAGCGGCGGCACCGTCTCAGGGTATAACTATTACATCGGAATTCATTTCGGCGTCGGTCACGGGCCATGCGATGCGCTCCTGGAGCTGCGCGCCGGGGACTTGACCGCCTGGAGCGGCGCGCAAACGGCCTCGGGCTCGATCGAGATCAACGCGCCGAACCTCTTCGGCGGCCAGGGGCGCGAGGGCGGCCTCTTCGGCACGCTCGATGTGATGATGGGCGAGGCCTCGCAACAGCCAAACGTCTATTTGACGGCGCAACAAGGCCTCCCGCAGCCGGCCTACCGCGGCGTCATGACGCTCGTCTATCACGGGATCGACGTCCCGGGAGGCGGCTTGCGCGAGGCGGGCGTCGGCACCGGCGCCGCCTTCTCGCCGAATTTCTCGCTCATCCCGAGCGCGTCCGCGGCGGGCGGCTTGATCGGCGCGAATAATCCTTACCCCAAACCGTGGGCCTTCAAGGTGCGCCGCGCGGTTAAGGGCTGGTTTGGTGATGCGCCCTGGTATGCCGCGACCGCTGCGATCCCGCTCTCCTCGGGCGCCGTCGGCATGAATCCGGCGCACATTCTGTATGAAGTGATAACCAATCCCGATTGGGGCATGGGCTACCCGGCGCAGCAAATCGATGATGCGAGTTTTCGCGCCGCCGCGCTGCAGCTGTTCAACGAGGGGTTTGGCCTGTGCCTGTATTGGAGGAGGCAGGACACGATCGAGAACTTCATTCAGCTCCTCATGGACTATATCGCGGGCGTTCTCGTCTCCTCCCCGACCACGGGGCTTTTTCAATTGAATCTGATCCGCGGCGGCTACGATCCGACGACGCTCCCGCAATTCACGGCCGACGATGTCATCTCGCTCGAGGAAAAAGAGGACTCGACCATCACCGGCTGCACCAATGAGCTCGTGGTGCGTTACTACGATCCGGCGCTCAAAAACGCGCAATCGATCATCATCCAGGCCTTGGGCGCGATCCAGGCGCAGGGCGTGGTTGTCTCCGACGTCAAGCAGTTCCCGGGCATCGCAACCGCAGACTTGGCCGCGCGCGTCGCGCAACGCGAGCTCGCGGCGGTGTCGATTCCCTTGAAGCGCATCAAAATCAAATTCAATCGCAAGCTCTACACGATGGTGCCGGGCGCGCTCTTCGTGCTCACCTTTCCTGACGCGGAGATCGCCTCGATCACCTTTCGGGTGGGCGAGGTCGACTATGGGAAACTAACCGACGGCTCGATCACCGTCACCGCGGTGCAGGACAATTACAGCCTGCCCTCCGATACCTACATCCAGGTCCAAACCACAGGCTGGGTGATCCCCTCAACGAAACCCGCGGTCCCGACGGTCTATCACGGCTTTGAGGCCGGCTACCGGGACCTCGTGCTCGAGAACGGCGCGGCCGCGGTTGCGGCGATGCCGGCGGCGACGGGCTATCTCGCCACCGCGGTCGGCCGCCCGAACGGCCTGCAGTACTCCTACGCGGTGGCGAGCGCGCCCGCGCCTTACACCACGTTCACGGCCAAGGTCACGGCGCATTTTTGCCCGGCCGCGACCATCCAGGGCGCGCTCGGCCTCTTTGATACCGCGTGCACCTTTCTCGAGCTCACCGACCCGGCCTTGGTCAGCATCGGCATGGCGGCGATGATCCTCGATGGGTCCTCGTTTGAAATCATCCGTATCGATGCGTTTGACTCGACCAGCGGGATCGCGACGATCGCGCGCGGCTGCGCGGATAGCGTGCCCGCGACGCACGGGCCGGGCGTGCGAGTGTTCTTCTACGATCAGCTGCTCGGGACCGATAACATCGAGTACACGGCGGGCGAGGTGATCGAGGTGTGTCCCCTGACCAATGCGGGCCAGGGCCAGCTCGCGCTCGCCTTGGCGCCGGTGATCACGATTGCGATCGTCGGGCGCTCCGAGCTCCCCTATCCGCCGGGCGCGATCCTGGTCAACGGGATCCGCTCGGATCTTCTGACCGCCCCGCAGGCCTCGCCGCTCGTCCTCACCTGGGCGAGCCGCAACCGGCTGACCCAGGCCGAGACGCTGATCGATGCGACGATGGGCGCGGTCACGCCGGAGGCGGGCACGACCTACACGATCACGTTTCTCGATTCGACCTTCGCGCCGTTTCTCACCGTGCCGCTCTGTCCGGGTGCGACCTTCACCTGGAGCCAGGATACGAGCCATACCGAACTCTATGTCGAGGTCCAAACCGTCACGCCGCAAGGGACGAGCGCTCAAGCGCAGCGCTCGGCCTTGATTACCATGGCGGCCTATACGGCCCCGCCGCCGCCGCCGCCCGTGCCGATTCTCTCGGGAGGCTCCTCGGGCACGGTCGATGCGAGCGAGATGCCGACTGTGCAGATGTTTTTAGGCGTCGAGAATCTTTTCATCGTCTGGTCCTACGTGTTCGCCGTGAGTGCTTCGGGCGTGCTCATTACCTACTACACCTCGCCCGACGGCCTCACCTGGTCGACGGTGGCCGATCCGCACGGCGATGCGGGCTTCCCTGGCGCTTCCGGCGAGGCCGTGCTCACGCTCTCGCCGGCCTGCGTGCGGGACGGGAAAATCTACGCCGTCGAGGCCAGCCAGTTCTGGACCTCGGTCGGCCTCGACTTCGCCGTGAAACCCTGGACCGAGGCGAACGATGCGGACGGCGGCGCGCTGCAAACGGTGAACGGGGCGGGGTATCTGAACGGGCAGTTCTTGGCGTGGGGCGACTCGCACACGACGCAACAGCCCGTGATCTCGGCCTCGCCCGATTTTGCAACCTGGACCGACTACCCGGTCGGCCTGCCGTATCTGCCGGCCGAGAATATTTTCTCAGACCCCATGGCGATTTTCTGGGACCCCGGCCGCGCGCGCTATGTGATCGTCTCAAATTGGTCGAACACGACCCACACGCCGGCCGCGCTCGCCGTGCGCTTCTACACCTCGCCGGACCTTCTCACCTTCACCGAACTCGCCGCGGCCGGCACCCCGAGCGCGCAGGTGCAGGCCACCGCACAGAACGGGGCAACGCTGGTCGCGGTCGGCAATGCCGCGCACGCGGGCAACCCCTACGCAGCGGCGATCTGGACCTCGACCGATACGGGCAACACCTGGACGGTGAGATTTCCCACCGTGCCCGTGGCGCTCACCTATTTCACGACGCCAGGCTCCGGCGCGCTCGAGGATGTCGTGTTCGACGGGACGGCCTTCGTGTGCGCCGGCTATGGCTACTGCGGCCAAAGCACGGATGGCATCGCCTGGGTCATGACCGCGACCAGCGTCGGGGTGGGCGCCGCGCTCTATACGAACGGGGCGGGCGCGGTCATGCGCGTCGAGGAGAGCTTCTACCTCACGGGCAACCTCGATGCGTTCGGCTCGCCGCTCTATGCGAGCACGCCCGCGCTCTACACCTCGAGCGATCACGGCGGGAGCTGGGTGCAGCAATTTGGGCCGGCGTCTTAAATCGCGCACCTGAACTGCACTCGCCGAACGATCGGCCAATAGCACGATCGAATCCCTCACGCAGTAGCGCTGCACACGCCTAGACTCGGGCGCGCCATGAAACGCGCTCGCACAGCTGGTCCTCTCGAGTCGCCCGATACGCCTGAGCCGCACCGCTCGCTCGATGACACGTTCGCGACTTCGCTCGTCGGGATCGAGCGATTGCGCCTGATGAATGAGCGCGATCGAGGCGAGTCGGCGGCGGATTATGACTGGCGCGAATGGAAACGCTCGGTCGTCGCCTCGATCAAGGCCGGCGCCGAGCTCGAGAAGCAAATGAACTGGGTCATCCCGGAACTGAAGCTCCGCGCGAAGCAACGGGTGCTCGAGTCGCTCGTGGTGCGCATCGCCGCGCTCGAGGCCGAGCGCGAGGCGGCGAGCTCCGCGCGCGCGCGCATGCTCGGCGCCGGCGGCAAGGTGTTACTGGTGATTTTGGGCGCTCTCGCCTCGAGGCTTTGGAAATGAACAACCTATTCCCGGGCGCGCCGGCGGCGACGAATGCGGAGCTGATCGCGGCGATCGATGGGTATCGCAACGACCTCGAGCGCACCTCGCATCAGACCTTGCTCAAAATCGACAAGCTGCGCGAGGCGTGCCGGGCGCGCCTGGAGTTGCCCGAGACGCCGCCGCCATGATTTCACCGGCGGCGATTGTCGCGGAAATTCTGCTCGCCGAGGGCGCGAGCTATACCGACCGGGCGGCCGATCGCGGCGGTCCGACCAAATTCGGCGTGACCCTTAAGACCCTCGCGGCCTACCGCGCGCCCGCGCCGGTCAGCACCGCCGACCTCCAGGCGCTCGGCCTCGAGGAGGCGCGCGCGATCTATACCGCGCTCTACCTCGAGGGGCCTGGCTTGACTCGTCTTAACGACCAGGCGCTCGCCGCCTTGGTGGTCGACGCCGCCGTGCAACATGGCGTTGCGACCGCGATCGAGATGCTGCAGCGGGCCGCGGGCGTGAGGAGCGACGGGCAGCTCGGGGAGATCTCCATAGCGGCGATCAACGCACACGATCCGCGCGCGCTGCGTGCGCTCGTATGCGGCGCGCGCATCCGCCTCTATGGCAGCCTCATCGAGGCTGATCCCGCGCTCGCGCGCGCCCGCGAGGCTGGGTTTCGCTGCCAGGGCGAGAACGCGCTCGGCTGGGCGAACCGGATTGCGCGCTTTGTCGAGGAGGCGTAAATGAGTTTTGGAACGAATGCAAAGGCGGTCATTGCCTCGATCGCGCCGACCTTGGGCACCGCGCTCGGCGGTCCCTTTGGCGCGCTCGCCGGCACCATGCTCGCCAAGGCCTTGAACCCGGCGGGCCCCTCGGGCGCCGAGCTCTCGCAAAAGGAGGTCGAGGCGCAGCTCCTTTCGCAATCGCCCGAAGCACTCGCGAAGATCAAGCAGGCCGAGCTCGACTTCCAGGCGAAGATCGCCGAGCTCGGCATCGATGAGGAGTCCCTGCGCTATGGCGACCTCGACTCGGCGAGAAAGCGCGAAGAGGCGCTCCACGACTCGACGCCGAAGATTCTCGCCTATCTCATCACGGCCGGCTTTTTCTCAACGCTCATCGTGCTCATGTGCGAGGGCAAACCGACCCAGGGCGGGGACGTGCTCCTGGTGCTCTTGGGCGCGCTCGGGGCCGGCTGGACCGGCATCATCTCGTATTACTTCGGGAGCTCGGCGGGCTCGGCGCAAAAATCCGCCACGCTCGACAAAATCGCGACCGACGGGGCCGCCGCGGCAAGCGCAAAATAGGTGTGATGGGCCTCTCAGGTGTGCAGTTTAGAGGGCGCCTTGTGACGTGCGTCGTGTAGTTAAACTGCGTAAGGTTCATGGTGTCGACTTAAGGGCGGAACACGGCGCCCCCGTGAAGTCAACAATCGAACGGGAATCAACACCATGAAAGCGATGAGTTTGTTAGTGGGTCTTTTCTTAGTCGGGTGCGCCGCGCGCGCACCGGCGCCCGACATGGCCGAGTTTCAACGCAACGTGCCCACCTGTACGGCTGCCCGGCAGTGCGAGCTCATGTTCGCGGCGGGGCGCAATTGGCTCACGAGCCATTGCGGGATTGCGGGATGAGGATTCAAACGCTCTCGGAGAGCTTCATCGAAACCTACGGCTCGATCGATGTGAATTCCCATTGCCGCCTGACGAAGGATCCCGAGCGCGCTACATGCCGGCGCCTTGGGAATTGATTCGCTCCTTTCAAGCGACGGTGAGCGCGGCCGGAGCCACGTGACGCGAAATAAGCGAGCTCCAAAAAAATGCCCCTGGGCGGGAACCAGGGGCATCTAATTACCTATCAACGACTCGCGAAGGATAGCGGCTTTTTAGGTTAGTTCCAACTCTCGATCAGCGCCGGATCATCGTCCTGCAACCGCTCGATGCGCGTGAGGCCGGGCGGCAAGAGCGTGCGCAATTCCTCGAGCGTGCTCGCCTCGAGGCGCATCGCCATGGGGGTCATTCCTGCATCGATACACGGAACCGCGATGTACTGTCCCGAGGCTTGCGCCTGCGGTCGCGCATAGATAACCCAGACCAGATCATCGTTCGCCTGTTTGGCACCCCATTGGATCCGCAGCGCCGTCTTCGCGGTTAGTATCTGATCCGCTGGCTTGCTCATCAGCGCGAACGCGAGCATGTGATGCAGCGCCTGCATGAGCATGGCGGCTAGGTCTTGCACGAAGTCACGCGCAGCTTTCCCACTGGATATCCACAACTCATCAACAGGCCCATCAGGGCTCGCCCCTCTTGGCGCGCGCGAGCGCAACTTCATCGAACAAATCGTTCTGTTGCGCGGGCGCGGGTAAAGAAGAGGGCGTCGGATGCGCGACGCGCTGGGTGTGCCAGTCGGTGATCTCGATGTAATTGACGCCGCCCACATGGTAGCGGTGGATCAGTCTCAAGTCATTTTCAAGTGAGCTCAACCAGGCAGGCAATTTGTCGAGTATGTCGGGATCGTTCGGGAACACTCTGTTCGCGATGTAGCGGTGATTGCCAATGAGTCTGCCCTCATCGTCGGCGATCGGGAGCAGTGCGTAATAGAGCAATCGAGCACCAATCGGGACCGTGCCGCGCGAGAGTAACTCCGCTATTTTGGGCCGCAGCAAACGCGTCCTGCTCATGGGGATTCCCCTTCCGTGCGTTTGGTCGTTGTAGGTATGGAAACGCCGCTATTGTAGTTTGTCCGGTAGCGTACGCACCACAACTATTTTTGCTGCACTTAATCAATTTGGGCAGCTCTCGCCCCGGGGGATGGGGACCTTTAGCGCGGCGCGCCTCTATTTCTAATTCTTAAGTCTTAATCCGGATCCGACGCGCGCGCGCCCGCCCGCGATTCTCTATATATGTTTTCATGAGCGTTTCGTGAGCGTTTCACGAATTCCTCACGAATCGTTCGCGAATCGTTCATGAGGAAATTTAATCCGCCTCGCTCTTGCCAACGCGGCTCGGGCTGTGCAACGGTTGCGCGATGATCGCTGACTTAGCGGAACTTAGAAAACTCTCGGGCCTGAAGCGCCGCTCGGATGTGCGCCGCTGGCTCGAAGCGCACGGCATCGCCTTCATGGTGCAACCCTCGGGGGATCCGGTCTCGACGCTCGAGGCCATCAACATCGCGATGCACGGGCACTCGCGCTTCAACAAACCGGATTTCTCGAAGTACCCCGGCGCCCGGCCGCGAGTGACCAAAAACAGGGTCGTGAGGCTCTCCGAGCCGCCGCGCTAATTAATAGCACCGTTAATATTTGCGCTCTTTGGATTAAAGCTGCTAAAATGGGAACTCAATGACCAAGGAGCCCTACCACCGTGACAGCCAAGTCCAAGCGCCGCCGCGGCCGCCCGACCATCGCGGCGCAGCCCGGAGCGCGTTTCATGATTCATGTGCCGCCCGATATCGCCGCGAAGTTGAAGGCGCTCGGGTCGGGTTCGCTCTCGCGCGGCGTGATCCGCTCGGCCGGCGGGGAGACCTCGGAGCCGCCGGTGCGGGGCGCGCCGGCCGCCAAACGCGCCCGGCATCGCGCGCTCGATCAGCTCAATGAGCGGCTGAAGGCCAGGGGTGCCAAGTGAGCGATGACAATGTAATTTTGTTTCCCATCACGCCCCGACTCGAGGCGCCTAAGCCGCTGAAGGCCGTCCCGGTCAAGACGCTGCCGCCGAAAGTTGCGCTGAAGGATGGCCGGTACTACTACCGCGACAAGGGCAAGTGGCATCCGCTCACGCGCGCGGAGGAGGGCGCCCCGGCGCTCTATAACGCGCTGCAGAAGTACACCTTCGATCGGCCGGCGACCTATGGGCAGCTGATGGTGCTCTACGTCGCGCGCCAACTGCCCGAATTGAAGCCGGCGACGCAGACGAGCGTCCTGCACCACATCAACGGTCGGCTGCAGCATCACTTCGGGCACATGATTTTGAACTCGATCGAGTCAACGCACGTCGCGCAGTATCTGCAGCTGCGCAAGACCGAGGGCGCGCCGATCTGCGGGAACCGCGAGTTCTCGGCGTTGTCCTCGGTCATCTCGTGGGGCATGCGCTTCGGCTGGTGCGCGGTCAATCCGTGCTACGGCGTGCGCCGCAATCGCGAGACGCCGAGCAGAGTCTACGTCACCGATGAGTATTTCCGATCGGTGATCGATTTGGCACCGCCGTGCCTGCAGCATCTCTTCGCAGTTGCGTATCTCACGGGGCTGCGCCAGGGAGATCTCCTCAACATGACGCGCGCGAACATCACCGAGCGCGGCATCGAGCTGCGCCAGCGTAAAGATGGCAAGCACCGGGTCATCACCTGGAGCCCGACGCTCAAGCTGTTCGTCGAGCGGGCCCTCGAGCGCTCCGCCTGCGAGCACGTCTTCGTGAGCGCGAACGGTCGCCCCTATAGCCCGTTCGGGTTGCAATGCGCGATGAAGCGGCTGAAGGCGAAGAACGGCGGCCAGTTGTTCAAGTTCCGCGAGCTCCGCCCAAAGGCGGCGAGCGATGCGGATCACAACGTCTTGGGCCACGACGCCGGCATGCTGGTGCGGTACGTGCGGGCGCAGACTCTGAAGCCGGTCCGCTGAGGTGAATCGTCTCTCAGCACCGTGGGCGAAACTCGCATGGCGGGCGCGAAACGGGTTTCAACTTGAGAGGATTTTTCGCCTAAGTCATTCAAAAACAAAGGAACGTAATCTGACTCTTAATCAATTGGTCGTAGGTTCGATCCCTACACGGCCCACCAAAAATCAAGCACTTACGCCATTCGTTAACTTCCGATCCTCTCAGTCTCACAGGCCCCTTGAGAGACTTGCGCGCCGGCGGCGCGCGGCCGCCGAAGGGCCGACATGAGCGTCCACCTGTACACGAACCTACAGCGCGTCGATTTCGTTGATGGTCACGTGAGCGTCTATTCGACCTTGACGGGCAAGACTTGGAACGTGACCGTTTATAAGCGCGAACGGCGGGTCGACCATCGGCAGCGCCGCTCAAAAGAGGCTGCCGTTCGTACCGCGCACGAACTCGCGGCGTTCTGGTCGCGGCGGACAGCACATGAGTAAGCCAACGCCCGACGATCTGCGCCAATGGGCCGACCACCCGGCCGCGAGCGGCATGGTGCCGGTTCACCCGGAAACGCTGCGCTGGCTAGCCGCCCGCATCCGCGAGCTTGAGGCGGCGCCGCGCAAGATCTTGTTCGAGTGCGACACCATCGAGGCCGCAGCCCGTGTGGCGCGGCTGGCACTGCCACCGCCGGACCGGGAAAGCAATGGGTAAGTTCGCGTCCGACACCGAAGTCAGCCCCGAGAAGTCGCGCGCCGAGATCGAGAAAATCTTGCATCGCTACGGTGCGAGCCACTACGGGCATATGACGGGCCCGGACAAGGCGATTGTCGCTTTTGAGGCGAAAGGCCGGCGGTTGCGCTTCACGCTGCCCATGCCGAACCCCAAGGATTTCACCGTCGATGGTCGCGGCATGTGGCGCAATGAGAGCCAGCAACGCAAAGCCATCGAGCAGTCCGTGCGCCAACGTTGGCGCGCGCTTTGCCTGGTCATCAAGGCGAAGCTCGAAGCGGTCGAGACGGGCGTCGCCACGTTCGAGGAGGAGTTCATGGCGAACATCGTGCTCCCCTCCGGTCAGACCATGGCCGAGTACGCCCTGCCGCAGATCGCGCAGGCTTACGAAACGGGCAAGATGCCGCCGCTGTTGGGATACAACTCGTGACAACGTTGCCGCTTTACACAAAAGCCGTAGACGCTTGCGCGCTTACAACAAACAGCGGACCGGAGAGATGAGCATGGTTGAGCGATTCAATACCGAAGACTTGGCTGATCGCGGGGAAGTTCTTCATGGCGACTTTGTTCTGGCGTCCGACTACGACGCCCTCGCTGCCAGCGTTGAGCACTACGCGGCATTGGCGGCGAATTGGCAGCATGAAGCGGAACTTGATCTGGCCCGCATCCGCGAGCTTGAGGCGCTGGCGTCTGATTTACGCGAGGACTATTTGCACCTGATGCGAAGGGTGCGGGGCGCGTATGAATTGCTATCTGGCGAGTTTTACGCCGAGGCGTTGGGCGAACTTGACGACGCATGCTCACATGGCTGACGCTGGACCGGACAGGAGAGCATGAATGAGCAAATGCATCATCTGCGGAGAGGCAACGTCTCAGCCAATCGCAGCGGCTTTTGAGCACTTCCACCTGTACGCGCCGGGGCAGTGGAAATACTGGCGCGGCAACATCAACACTTTCGGATTTTGGTCCGGCTTGGGCGGCAGCATTGGCCTAACTTTCCCGATCTACAACACGTTGCGGCATTGGAAGCACCGTAAATCTCGCCTGGTGATCCCATGACCGATGACGCACTTGAGCGCATGGCGCGGGCCTATATGCGCCTCCAATGTGCGGACGTACCGCGCGATCCGTGGCACTGGGAAGTCTGCGAAATACTCAACGCGACAGGCTCACCTTCACGCCCCACAAACCTGAGCACCGGCCCCGCTTTGAGTGACAGCGAGGCGTGAATGCTCAGTTTTTTGAGGACCCCGCGCCAAGTTCCTGGCCCCAACCGTTCGAGATTGCGCTCCCCTACCATCCCTCTAGGGCTGCAATGCGCCCGTTCGCGGGACCTCGGCGCGCCGGGGCCTTTTTAATGCTCACCTTCTAACCCCGCTTATGTCCTGAAGGGCCCTTCCGGGCCGCTATTCCCCCTAAATTTATGTGGTTTGTCCACAAAATAAAGGGGATTCTCATGCTTATGAACGACCTGTTCGACCGCTACCAGTCCGAATGCATCCCGAACCTCTCGCCCCGCAGCCAGCGCGACTACAGCCGGATAGTCGAGATCCTCCGAACTCACTTCGGCACCATGACTCCACAGGACGTGAAGCCGCGGCACGTCCGAGACTTCCTCGAGGTGAAGACCGGCAAGATCCATCGCAACCGCATGGTCGCGGTCCTGTCCACCGTGTTCTACAAGGCGATCGGGAAATGGTGCGTCGATGATGACCTGCGAAACCCGTGCGTAAAGGTCGAGCGCCATAAGACGCAGCCGCGGGATCGGTACGTGTCGGATGCGGAGTTCGAGGCCTTCCGCAAGATTTGCTCCCCGCAGTGCAAGCTCGCC